AAAAATAAATCTAAAAATAAATCTAAAAATAAATCTAAAAACGGATCAAACTCTGGCGGTCCGAACGATAAAATTGGCAATAACCAACGTAAGTAGGAGATGTAATGCAAAAAGAATTACGCATCCACCCGACGGGTGATATGTATGAAGTATCCGAGACATTTTATTTCAGGGTACAAGAGCCGGACAGATTAAGGCACCTAGTATTACCCGCCGGGTTCAAAACAGACGGCGCATCAATTCACAGATTCCTATGGACTATATTAGGATCGCCATTTAATCCCAAAGTAATAAAAGCCGCAACAATTCACGACTTCCTAATCCGACAAAGTTATAACCCCGAAATCAGAGACAAGCTATTTTACGATACGCTGATCGACGAAGATAACTCTAAACTAAAATCCAAAATTTTATATTATGGTGTAGTCGGATACAGAAAACTAAAACTTTATTACGTATATAGGTGGTACAAGAAACTAATCAAGTAAAAACATAGAGGAGAAAGCTATGTCGTACATAACAAAAATCAAAGACGTAGACCTCGAAGTTTTCAATCACGAGACTGAGGAATACGAGCAGTCTTGGATGGCATCAGATCAATACGCATATGATGTAATCACTGGTAAAATTCCTACAGGCACCCACGCGAAGAATTCTGTCGCCCGGTACATATATGACCGAACATTCAGAGAAGATTTAGAATTCAGGAACGGAGAGAACGGTACAGATGATGAAGTGGGTGCAGTAATTGCATTCAGTAATAAATTAAAGCACGTTAAAGGTAAAATGTCCGGTAAACCCGTCATGCTAATGCAATGGATGATATTCATCTTAGCTAACGTGTTCGGGTGGTACTATATATCCGGTGACCGTAAAGGTGAACGCAGATTCACTAAAGTTCTAACCTTAGTTGCCCGTGGTAACGCTAAATCCTTCCTATGTTCAATAGTAGCACTATATACTCTACTCACAAGTCCCAATGGCGCGCCAGCATGTTACTCCGCCGCACGTACCGCTAAGCAAGCCTCTATCGTATTTAAAGATGCTAAGAAAATGCTAACCAAAGCGGAATGGGAAATATCAAGTCTATTCAACGTATCCATGTACCAAATTAATTCGATCGTAAATGAGGGAGAATTTCTAGCACTCGCGTCTGACTCACAGTCAGTTGATGGATTGCGGGTAGCTTTAGGTATATGTGATGAGCTTCATGCCCACCATAGTTCAGATCTAATGAATACTCTAATTACGGGTACATCAGCAACCGCAGATCCCCTCATCTTTAGTATCAGTACTGCAGGGACTCAACTTGATGGTGTCTGTATCAATGAACGGAACTTAGTCCGTGATATAAACTCGGACATAGAACAGGTGGACGATTATTTTGGTATTGAATACAGTATAGACGACGAAGACGATTATACAGACGAAAAAATTTGGCACAAAGCAAACCCATCACTAGGTCATGCAGTTAACATGAACTCATTGCGTGGTGAACTTGTTCGTGCAAAACAATCAACAGCAAACAAAAAAGATTTCTTGACTAAGTACTGTAACAGGTTCGTAAACATTCAAGATAATCCATATATAGACGTTTCCGAGATGCAAATAAATTGTGGTCGGGAAACTCTAGATTTACAAGATTACTTAGGCAGAGAATGTTACCTTGGGCTAGATTTAGCACAACGGTTCGATTTAGCTGCATTAAGTATGTTGTTCCCAGAAGAAGATGGGACTATGACAGCATTCCAGAGACACTATTGTGCGTTGGGTGCACTAAAGAAACTCACCGCCAGTAAATATGAGATGTATTTACAGTGGGAAGAGGACGGTCATTTAATCCTAACTGATGGTAACGCTACAGATTTTGAGTACATTAAAGAAGATATTAGATGGGCAGCAAAAAAGTTCGACCTACAAATGGTGGGTTATGATCCTTATGCGGCTACACAAATGGCTCTGGAACTCGAAAAAGAGGGGATCGAAATGGTAGAAGTGCGACAAGGCTTTGCTCAGTTATCTGAGCCTGCTAAGTTGTTTCAGACACTCGTTGCCGAGTCCAAGTTCAATTATCAATCGTCAGACAAATGCTTTGAGTGGAACATTGCAAATGCTGTTTGCTCGACGGATAGGAACGAAAATATTAAAGTCCACAAGGCAATAGATAAGCCGCACGACAAGGTGGATTCAGTAATTGCTCTTATAACCGGGTTAAACCCGGAATCATTAAAAGAGCCTACTAAAAAGAACCCATATCGCAAGCGCGGTATGATCATATTATAGGAGTCCGTATGGGAATCAAATCGTGGGTATCCGGTTTACTTGAAACTAAATCAGAAAACCCGTACTCAGACGATGCCTTTAGAGATCAGTTGGGTACAGCAGGTGTTAAGGTAAATTATACAACTGCGATGCGCCACCAAGATGTTTACACTTGTGTTCGAATAAAATCCGAAGCTATAGGTCAATTGCCATTGTCCTTATACCGAACTAAAGACAAAACCAGAACAAAAATAACATCAGGTCGTGAATTCGATATTTTTACCAAAAAACCAAACTCTTACCAGACATGGCAAGAATTTAACGAGATGTATGTGACCTCTATGGAACTTAGAGGCAATTTCTATGCAGAAATTAAACGCAATATACATGGATACGTTTATGAGATAGTACCATTTAAACAACAACTGGCAGTCTCCGTCAATATGGATGCTAATGGTACAGTGTACTATACATACGTCACTAACGACAACAAATCCGGAAGAAGCGCACGTACATACGCAAATAACCAAATTTTACACATCAAGATGAATTCACAGGATGGTTATAATGGCATGTCGCCCATAACCTACACTGCTAAGTCTATCGGAGCGGCAATCGCGGGAGAGCAGCACGCAAGTGCACTGTTCGAAAACGGAGCTAGACCTTCCGGGGTACTAACTACCGACAATGCGCTAGAATCCGATGAGGCGATAGAACGTCTACGTAAAGATTGGAATAACAATCATGGTGCATCTAAGAGAGCGGGCGGTACCGCAATTTTAGAGTTCGGTATGACCTACCAAGCAATCACCATGTCTGCGGTTGACTCTCAACTGATAGAACAGCGTAAATTTTCTCGTGAACAAATATCATCCATCTTTAGAGTTCCTATCCATTTACTTAATGCCGCCGACGGTCTTAAGTACAATTCAATCGAGCACAATAACACTGCATTCTTCCGAGATTCATTAATGCCATTGGTGACTAAATTAGAAAATAACCTTAATCCGTTATTACCTAAAAATCATACAATCAAATTAGATGAAAAGCAGTTCGTTCGTGGGGATAGAAAAACTCAAGTAGAAACTACAACTTTAGAACTTAAGTCCGGTCTTATAACCGTAAACGAGGGAAGAGTTGAACTTGGGTATGAGCCTGTAGAGGGCGGTGATGTATCTGCTGTAGCAACTAACAATCTAACATTTGGGCGATGGGAGGATCTAGAAAAGATCCAAGCGTCGTTAGGGAACAGAGGCAACCAAGTCGCAGGTTCCGAACCAAATAAAGGTAATGGGGAACCCCCAAAATCAGAGGAAAATGATGAATAACCACCTAAACCAAAGATTCGAAATCAAGGCAACAAACGACGAAGATGGTACGTTTGTCGCATATGGTAATGTATTCAATGTAATCGACCAAGCCAGTGATGTAACAGTACCGGGTGCTTTCTCTAACACAATCGCAAACCATAAAGCTAATGGCACCATGCCTAAATTTTTAGCGCAACATGGGCATACAACTATGCCTATTGGTATTATAACCGATATGGTCGAAGACGATAAAGGTCTGAGATTTGAGGGTAAATTTGCCTTAGAGACGCAGGCAGGTAGAGAGGCTTACTCATTAGTTAAAATGACAGCTATCGACGAGTTCAGTATTGGGTTTGTGACCCTACAATCTGAAAAACAGATAATGGCAGGTAAGCAGGTTCGTGCACTGATGGAGGTAGATGTTAGAGAAATTTCTTTAGTCACATTTGCATGTAATCCAGAGTCTAAGATCGAATCGATAAAATCCGCAGTGGATAATAATGAATCAATAACACCAAGAATGGTTCAGAAAGCACTACAGGAGTCGGGTCTTTCTAAGCGACAAGCTGAAAAGGCAATTAACAAAATGCAATCACCTAGTGATTCAGAAATGGAGTCAAAAATGACCGAACAAATTAAACCCAATGAAGAGTTATCTGGCGGTGACGAATTAAAAGCCGAAGAAAACAAAAATGAGGTTAAAGCGAAAACCCCAGTAGCCGAAGTTAAATCCGGAGATAATCTAGAAACCAAGTCGAGCTATTACATGGAACGATGTCTAGAAGATAAAATTGTATCAATCCAGTGTTTAATGGACGTGTTCTACTACTTACCTCCTACTACTCATGCAGCGATGTTAGAGTTGGCGGAAGCTGGTCGTTTAGAGCAACGAGTTGCGCTGAATTTAGACGAAGAAGAAAAGTCATCTACCGTCAAAACCGAAATTAAATCGGAAGGCGAAGAAGTCAAGACCGAAGTTAAGACCGAAGTTAAACTTGAAGGTGAATTATGTACTGGTAACGAAGACACTGGTCCAGAAGAAAAGGCAAAAGAAAAAACTAAAGTTGACGAAGTTAAATCATCAAATTTAACCGAAGAAGAAATCAGAAATTGGTTTAATGAAGAGTAGGGGATCTACTTTGAAACCGCTCGTGGAGCTTTCCACACATACCGTGCATTCAGCACAAAACAATAAATAATAAAGAGGTAAACCCCTAATGGAAAACATCAAAGAAATCAAATCAGCAGTAACAGCAATCGTTGAGTCAAAAACCGCAGAACTTCGTGACGAGTTAAACGAAGTTAAGCAATTGAACGCGGATTTAAATTCGAAAATGGAAAATAACACAGTGGCTATCGGCGGTGACGAACTTAAATTCGACCGAAACTTAGCGAACGTTGAACTTAAATCTGCAATGTCAGGTAAAGTGAACGTAGAAATGAAAGCATTAACTATCGCTGGTGGCGGTGGTGAAGTTCTAGCAATCGACGAAGAGTTAGGTCGCACTGTAATCGAGCAAGCTCGTGAAAACGTAGCAATCCTATCAGCAATCGGCTCTAAGTCTGTAGGTTCTGTGAACTATCGTGAACTAGTTTTACGTACATACCCGGCAACCAATGAAATTGCGGAGAATACAACTCTTGCTGGTGCCGATTGGACTGCAACTGCAACACAGACCTACGTAGATGTATCGATGAAAGTTGGTAAGCAGTACGCTAAGCCACAAATCACTGACGAAGCTGTTGCCGATCCACATATTGACATCATGGCGCACTTAGAGAAGCTTTTATCTGTAGAGCTTGGTCGCTACTGGGCACAGCAAGTGCTAGCTGGTGACGGTTCAGCTAACCAAATCAAAGGCATCTTAAACGATGGTAAAGATTTAGGTGTTACTGGTCACTTGGATACTCGTGACGCTACCGATGACGGTACTCAGGGCGATTCTTGGAAATCAGCAACTGCTCGTAACCCGGAAGTATTCCCGATTCTACCTACTGGCGTAGCCGCAGGTTTCCCTGCAACTTCTCTAGCATTCATGGATCTATTGATCGATGCGACTGTAGTGGTCCCTAGTGCATACTTAGCTGCATCTAAGTGGACAATGAACCGTCGCACTTTAGGTGACATCCGTAAATTGCGTGACGCAGAAGAACGTCCATTAGTTCAGTTCGAAGACGGCAAATTCAACGTTGTTGGTTACCCGGTAATTATCGAAGATTATATGCCTAACAAGGCAGCAGAATCATTCCCAATCATCTTTGGTGACTTGAAATCCGCGTACCACTTATGCGACATCGATGAGAATTACCTAATCGACCCGTACTCAGTAGATGGTGCGGTTCAAATCAAAACATCAAGCCGTAAAGGCTCAATGATCGGAAGCAACGATGCTATCGTTGTGGTTATGTGTACTGCTAAAGACGGTGCATAATCCCTGATTGAATTAAAAAGGGGGAACCATTCGGTTTCCCCTTTTTTTTGTTAGGAGGTTAACATGATCACAGTAAAGAAAACGTTAGTACCGATCGAGGTAGTAACATTAGCACAAGCGAAAGAACATTCTCGTATAACCGATTCAGGCGACGATGTTATGGTACAGATGGCATTAGATGCCGCCCATGATATGGTCGAAAATTGGCTCAACCGTAAACTTGCCCCGACCGATATACTCGGTATAGAGACTAACTTCAAGCCCGAGATGGTTTTACCTTACCCGCCAATCGCCAGCATAACTAGTTTATTTGCTGAGGATAAGAACGGGGATAGCGTAGAATTGACCCTAGGTACTGACTTCAAGTTCGATGATATTACAGGCTCAATTAAATTTATAGTCAATCACTCGGATAAACTTGATTTTAAAGTTGAATACAAGTGTGGGTACCCATCACTAGCGAGTTGCCCCGCCGCAGTAAAACATGCAGTCCGGATGACATTCGCTACATTGTACGAAAACCGCGAAGATGCGGTGGTCGGTACACAAGTTAATGAAGTCCCATTAACTGCACGAAATATTATAAAATTTTATAGGGTTAGGGGGTCCGGATAATGGCAGTTAGCGCAGGTAGATACAGGCATAGGATTAAAATCCTAAAAGACGATGGCACTCGCGATGAATACGGTGGCTCGAACGGCATAAGAACGCAAATAGCGAATCCTTGGTGTCGAGTATTACCGTTAGCTGATGTAGAACATAACTCCGACGTTAGAACATCAGGACAAGAGCTTTTAGAGTTCGAAATCCGGTATTCGAAATCGCTAGAGAACCCAACATCAGATATGTTCTTGGAATTCAAGTCCCAAGAGTACGATATCATAACGGCATTAAATTATTTAGAGCTTAACGAGAAAATTAGAATCGTAGCTAAGAAGAGGTAGCATGTCATTTATAACAGATTTTAAATCGCATTTAGAGGCGAATTTTAGTTTAGACGCTTACCCCTTTGATCTCCCGCAAGGGACGAGTCTACCCGCAATTGTCTATGAACAACATAATTTTGGGAGACATAATGACTCTAGCTTAAATGCATCTAATATACACACTAGGCGTATGCAAATATATTTCGTTTGCGATTACGCTAAAGAAGTAATAGAACTTAGTGAACAAGCATTAGAATTATACGAAGGGTTCTCGGGGTTAATGGGTACATCAAAGGTCTGGATGATTAGAGTCCAAACTACATTACCTACATTCAATCAACAACAAAAAACTTACGAATACGTTATCGACATGCTCGTGACGATTCACAAATAGAAGGAATAAAACATGGCAGGTCTCGCGGATATAAGCGTAGCAAATTTCACGGTCTTAGAATACTTAGACACAACCCAAAAACCAGTAACAAATGTACAGTCGATCGGTGAACTATCAGACGAAAAGACTGTTATTGACGTTCAGGAATACGGAGTAACATATTTACGTAAATTGGTAGGCACCGCTAACGCAGGCCCAATCGATATCGTAGTAAACTTCGATCCTACCGACACATCACATATGTACCTATTAGCATCATACAAATCAGGATCATCAGAAACGTTCCGATTAGTTATGAACAACGCAGACGCGTCGGCGGGTAACTATGTAGAATTTACTGGATTTGTAGCATCAAAAACACAAGGTAACGAATTCGATGCAGCCCGTACAGTAACATTCAGTATCGCTATCGATGGCGCAGTTGGTGATATCACGGCTAACGCATAATTTTAAGGAGGATATATGATCACCACGAAAACTAAAGTCTCAGGATTAAATGTCCTCCGAAAAAATTTAAATACGCTAACTGAACCAAAGTTCAGGAAAGCTGCGTTAATGCAAGCAGGGAGGGCGGCTATGCTGCCCATCCTGAATACTGCAAAAGTTTATGCGCCTGTATTGTCGCAATCAAATGTAGAGAAGAATAAAAAGCTTTCGGCTGGTACTCTAAAGAATGATATTAAGTACCGGGGGGCATACAACAGATCACCTAAATTCAAGAAAAATGGGAAGATGAAAACTCTATCCCAATACGAATACGTAGGTCAAATTAAAACAGGTAAAGCTACTCAAGATTATGCGGTACCAGTAGAATTTGGTAGAGAAGAATTTATAGTTTTACGGATACATGCATTCGGAAGAAAAGTCAATCCGTACGAAGCAGTAATGGCGGAGATCAAGCCTCAGCCATTTATGCGAAAATCTCTAGATTTACATGCTAACACAGCAGTAATAGGTTTCGCTAATTCTTTGAAAACCACAATAGCTCAGCAGACTAAAAAAATGCAGAGTGCACTTAAAAAAAAGGGGAAAAAATAATGTCATTATCAAAATTAGATATTTTTAAACGCAAAACCAAGATCTCAAAGGTATTTATCGACTCACTGGGCGCCGATGTATACGTAAGAGAATTCATCGTATCAGAACGAAATGAATTACGTAAAACTGATGGACTTGACTTCCAGCACATCTCACTAATCTTAGGTGTATGTGATGAGGAAGGTGTAGCGCTGTTCGAATTAAAAGATATCCCTGAGATGGAAAAAATGCCACAAAAAGTATCGGATGAATTGTTAATGGCTGTTGTAGATCATAACGAGAACAAAGACTCTAAGAGTACTGCAAAAAACTAATCAAAGACCCCAACCGTAAATTCCAATTACAGTTATGTTTAGCTTGGGGTCGCTCATTAGAGTACATCGAAAGCTTACCAGAAAGCCAATTAGAAGAGTTCATGGCACTGAACACAATATCACCCTTTACCTCAGACGCGCAAGCGTATAGAGAGGGCTTGATAGCAACGTTATTATATAATAACAACATCTCGAAAAAGGCAGACGCGAAGTCTGTTACAGATCTATTCCCGTATCTAAACACAGAGACTCCTGAATGGCTGGAAGATGATAGAGTGAAAGAGGCTAAACATATTTTAGCATCAATACAATGTCACTCGATGGATAAAGATAAATACTTAATGAATTATAAATTTATCTGCTCAAAAATCGAAGAAGAAATCGACATGGAATTATCGAAAGATAGACCAGATAGATACGTTATAACTAAATTAAAGCAAATTATAGGTGAGGAAGATGACAGGAAGTAAATCAATGTCAGTCGGACGTCTTAGTATTGAATTAGTAGCAGATACGGTCGAATATGTTAATAAGCTCAAAGACGCTGATCAAAAAACCAAAGAAAAATTGGGGAACATGGAAAAGTCCCACGACAAGGCAGCTAGATCCTCAAAAAAAATGGGGAAACAAGCGAACGCTGCGTCGGATCGATTAAAAAATATGGCACAATCCGCCGCGTTAGTCACTGGTCCACTAGGGGGTATAGCATCGAGACTTACCATCTTAGCTAATATCATGTCGGGCGGACCACTTATCGCGGGTACAGTAGCATTTGGTGTAGCCATAACGGGCACAATAATGGCACTATCTAATGGGGTTAAGGTGTTCGATAAAACAGTTTTAGAACTGGGTAGACTAGAAGCGCAAATGCAAATCACTGGACATGCAGTAGGCTTCACTACAGAACACTTAGATATGTTCGCGAGGAAATTGGGTCTAGATACATTAACCTCAACCACCGAGGCGAGAAAGGCTATGACCATGCTAATGACCACCACATCATTAACTGGTAGTGAATTCAAGCGCACGATGGTCTTAGCGCAAGATATGGCAGAGGCTGGTATAGGTAATATAACAACTAACGCCAAAACCTTAGCTATTGCTTTGAAAGACCCGATCGAGGGTATGACCAGACTTAAAAGATCTAACGTACAATTCACAGAAGAACAAAAGCACCAAATCGAAACACTTACCGAGGCCGGGGATAAATTTTCGGCTAATAAAATTATACTCGATGAGGTAGCAAAGTCTTACGGTGATCTGGCTAAGAAAATGTTCGGCTCAACTAAAACTATGGCTGAAGCTACAGACGCATTAGACGAAGTATGGAACAACTTTACTGAGTCATTCGGTAAACTAGTCCAACCTCATGTAGTGGATTATATAGACAACGTTAATGGACTGCTACAGCGTCTACATAACCTAGTCGACGAAGACTTCACGATCAACATGACCGCAGAAGACAGAGTGTCCGGTCAAATAGAAAACCAATTTGGTACACTGAACGACATAATCAAAAATAACTCTATAGACGAACTTACCGGGGAAGTAATAAACTCGGAAGATAAATTGGCGATGTTCGAGACTCGGTTAGAGAGAATAAACCAAAAACTACAAGGGTCTGATTGGGATTGGCGGGACGTTCAGGATTATGCAAATGCAATAGACCAATCAAATGATGCACTGACAGGTAGAGGGTTAGACCTCAACCAACTCAGAGACGAAGCTGTATATATGCAGAACCAAACTAAGATAGCCATAGCCGAAGAGAAAATTAGGATCAAGGCGCTAGAAGCTTTACAGGCTGCAGCTATTACAGGTAAGGCTAATATAGAGCAAGATGCTAAAGATCAGCAGTTCAAAAAAGACCAAGAGTTAGATAAGAAAAATAAAAAAGCATTAGCTAAAGCAATAAAGAATGACGGTAGAGATCGCCAAAAAGGTATCGAGGCCAGAATTAAAGGCGCAGAGGCTATTTACGGTGCAGAGGCTGAAATGATGAACAAGTTCATCGATGGTCTAAACGTTAACGCTACATTTTTAGAATTCTTGCCAGCCGACCAATTAAATGTACTCAGAGCTAGACTCGGCGAAGTATTTAAAATGACTATGGAGAATGAGAAAAAACTTATTGATGCTAAGAAAGCACAGAAAGAATCAGACTTCGTTAACAAATTGGGTGGTACAGACACTGAGGCGATTAGGGCATTAAACCAAAAGTACGACGCAGAGTCCGCGTTATTAGATCTGCAAGTCAATAATGAACTTGTAAGTAAAGAGGCGTTAAATAAAGCTAAACTTGAACTGGATAAAGAATACCTAGCACAGAAACATCTATTAGAGAATGCAGCCAAAATCGAAGAAACCGCAAAAGCGGCTGAACTCTTCGACGCCCAAGCTACACTAGTACAAAATAGTATCGGTCAAATATCCGACCTACTACAGAAGACTGGTAAAGAATCTGATAATATGCAAAAGGGGCTATTCTTAGCATCTCAAGCATTGGCCTTCGCAATGAACGTAGTTAACACTCAGAAAAACATGTCACAATACGCACTACAAGATCCACGGTACGGTGCAGAATTGGCGGCAGGTATAATTCGTGGCGCCACTATAGCAGGCACCGCAGTAGCGGGTGTAGCTCATGGTGGTTTAGACTCAGTGCCAAGTGAATCTACATTCTTACTCCAAAAAGGCGAAAGGGTAATACAACCAAAAGCCAACCAAGACCTAACCTCATTCCTCAAGAACGGTGGTAATGGTGGAGGTGGTGGTTCACCTATGACAATACACGCACCATTAACTATCGACGGTAATGTTACCGACGAGTCTTGGTTCCAATCCCAACTACACAAGCATAGACAACTGATAGCTAACGTATCAGATAAAGCTAAGCGAGAAAAACCAAGGAGAAGATAATGGCAGATGTATTTCTACCTACTAACCTAATAGTATCAAACGTGCAAGTTAAGCACTACACTCCAACATTTTACAACGAGAGCATCAACCTGAAAGGTACATCTAAGGATCGACTCCTACATAGAATAGAAGGGTCGTTCGATGTAAATGTTGTAGGCACAGCAGCACAAAAGTCATTAGAATCATTCTTATTGAAGGTGAGAGGTCGATTTAAGCCATTTTATTTTGATTTAGGTGCAAGGTTCACATCTGAGACAGTAACATCAACTGTGACCGTCTCAGGAGCTTACACTGCGGGTGACACACTAATAACACTAGGCGCATTTACTGGTAGTGTATCGGACGGTGATTTATTCACCGTAGCGAACGATAACAAAGTTTATATGGCAATGGAAACTGAATCGTCTGGTGGAATTTTAGAGATATTTCCTCCACTAATGAAGAATATCCCCGACGCTACTGTCCTAGACTTCACTAATGTAAATGTTTACGCAAGATTAGACGAAGACGTTCAATCGATTTCGTACGAAGAAGCGGGACTTATACACATGATGACTATTAACTTCAAAGAAGCGCTGTAACATCAATAGGAGAATAACATGATATGTACACTAGTCGAACTTCGACTCAATGACGGGTCTGGTGGGTTTAATATTATTAGACTCGCCACGTCTCCGTTCGACGTAATTTTAAATACAGATGTTTATATTGGGTCGGGCGACCTGTTGGATATATCCGATACCGAAACTACGAACGAAATAAGTAAAAGTGGACTGACTGTCGCATTGGGCGGTATAGATATATCGTACCAAGCGGAGTTGGATTCTGATGGATTCATTCGTGCACCAATCGACATTCTTATCGCTGAAGTACCGGACAACTCAAATGTAGTATCTACGTACACGTACTACCATAGAGGGTACTGTGATACTCCTGCGACTAAAGTAGATTATAAAGCGGGTAATATAACATTATCAGTCGAGACTACAAACGTATTCACGGACATCGACAGAAAACCGGATCTACTTAGATGCTCAGTAGCAAGTCATTCATCTAGACATCCCGGCGATAAATTCTTTGAATTCACCGCAGATGTTGACATCGACGAAGTATGGAAAGACTAAAAATAAAATAGAGGATATAGTGTGATTCTAAAAATAAGACAATTAATAAATAAGTACAATAACAAAGAAAGAGTATGTGGTTCGCTGGATTGTATCCTTATGATTTTAGAATTACACGAACCCGAGTTTTTTGATAAACTGGATGGGCAATTCGACTCAATACCATCAGGGGTAAAGGCAGCGAAAAAGCATATCGGGTACACATCGATAAAGGATATACTCGAATCGAACCCGGACAAATATTATAGCGTCCCGCCAAAATTCGCTAAAATTGGTGACATTGGTTTAGTTAAAGATTCTTATTGTGTATTTTTACACCTAGGAGACAAGCTATTCGGCGTCAGAGATAAAGAAGATAAACAAATATTTATGATATCAGATCTTAACGTAATAGACGAAGATAATCATAGCTTTTACAGGAGAAAATAATGGCAACTTTTACCGCAATACAAATAGGTATGATGATATCTGCTGCCTTATCGGTAGGGGCGGCGATATATACCGCGCTTTCGTTATCAGATCCAGAAGCAGTTGGTGATAAAGTACAAAAGCGGGGAACTAACGCACCGAGAAAAATACCTTATGGTCGCGCAATTATAGACTCAACTAACGTATACAATAACGTATACAACAAAGACGCAAGTTGGATGCTAAACGTTTGGTCCCTAGGAGTAGGCGAAATAAACTACATCCATCAAATATACGTTAACGACCAACCATTGCTGAGACAGGGTAGTATTCTATTTAAACATGATCCTTACGCAGACTCATCGTATTATTTCCAAAGAGATAGCGACAACGATAACCCGTACTCGTCAGATTTTAAACCGGATTTTGATACCCAAAATATAAAAGCTCAACTAAGATACGGTAAAGCGACAGAAACTGTATCAAATTTAGCTATAGAATACGGAGATGGTGAGTGGACCGCCTCACACAAAGGTAACAGAGTACCACATGTAGTATTAGCGATCGACCGTTCTACTGATGCCGATACTCCAATCATGTCGAGCAAATACACATTAACCGCACTGGTATCAGGTCTATCAATATACGATCCTAGATATCACAACCCCGGAGAAAAGGCGTTCGCTCATGCATACAACGGGCCAGTACCTTTAGAAAGTGTAGAATGTGGTCGTAACCCAGCACTGTGCTTGTTAGATTTCTTGCAAGACACATACTACGGTATGAGCATACCAGACTTTTATATAAACGAAGCCAGTTTTATCGCTGCAGCTAACTTCGCTGACGCTAACCAATTATATATCGATGGTGTAGTTGATACAGGTGAAACCTACGGAGATTGTTTAGCTCAAATGCTATCTACATTCCAAGGCGTATTGGTTATAGAGAACGGCGAAATACATTGTAAATTTGAAGATATTGTAGTAACCCCATTCGCAACCCCATTCAACGAAGATAATATTATCGAATTCGGTGATGTTATTTCCGCATCGGAATCTAATTACTTCAATGTAGTTGAAGTTGATTATAAAAACCGTGCAATGAAAGAGAAAGGTGATGTATTCCAACTACCGGAAGATGTTGATGCATTTGAGGCGCCCGCGACCCAATCCAGAATATCAAAGGACGGATTCACTAAAACTAAAAAAATTGAACTCCCGTTAACGTTAGACGGCGGTTCGTATTTTCACCCACTTACAGGCGACCCGGAAGGGACTGGGGTGATACGAGC